CTAATCGATACGACAAATGTTGTCAACACAAAAAAAGTAGTTGACGGCTGTTGACAAATCGCGTACCACTAAAGAACAAATACCCTATAGGGAAAACCCATTATGAAAAAGATTAATAAAATTAACCCTATAGCTAAACAGTTACCTAAGTTTGGTAAACAAGTTATACCTGATAAAAGACAATCTAATAAAGATAAACTACACAGGAAAGAAATTACTGATGCCAAGACCAAACAAAATACTTGAACCGACAAAAACATACAACCTGTTGATGAAAGAAAAACAGTACGATAGGTTAGCATACATTGCACACCAAATGCAAAAGACTAAGCTGGAACAAGTTGCCGTTGCTGATCTTATACGTGACGCTATAGATATTTACTTGGAAGTGTTAGAGGAAGAACATGAAAAAGAATCTAAAGACTAAGCCACTTGAACTACAGATTATTAATCGTTGGCGGTGGGAAGTCGTTGCCCCTGTATCATCTGTTCGTATGGGGTTGACCAGTCGTGATCTTGTCAAAAGAAAACAAGCAGTAGATTACCTACGACTAATCACTGTTTTTGTCGGAAAAAGTGAATCCGATTGCAAAAGATGGCTTGACAGGAACAAACCTAGACTGGTAAAACTAGGTATTGCTTACGAGGTTGGTAGTTCGTAAGTACCTTTCATGTTGTTGTGTGGAAAGCAGGGGTAGCATTAATTTGTTGCCCCTGTTTTTTTTTGTTGACAGGCACTGTTTGTTTGTCGTATGGGTAATTCAACGCAAACAACATGAGGATAAAGCAGATGCAAAAGAAACTATACAACGTCAAGATTGACTTGTGTGTTTGGTATGACCGCAACTTTGAGATTGAGGCAACCTGCGAAGATGAAGCAAGGAACATAGCACACGACATTGCCAGAGAGCAGACCACGCACATGATTGGTGTTGGCATAGATGTGGAAAACGATGGTGACTGGACGTATAGTGACCAAGACTTCAGCACTGTGTATGTGGAGTTAGAAGAATGAACTGCTGGCACTGTAACACAGAACTGATATGGGGCAGTGACTTTGATGTTGAACATGAAAGTGACAGCTATTCAATGATGACTGCCCTGCATTGCCCTACTTGTGGGTGTGATGTTGAGGTGTGGTATCCAAAGGATGAGGAGATTGATAATGACTAGGAAAGAGTTTTGGGAGTGGATGGAAACTTGTCCAGCAAAAGAAAACGCTGACCCATCAGGTTGGTTTCTTGCTGATGACATGGGTGATGAATGCCGTGTATTCTTTTACTTTGATGTAGACGAAGATGAAGGAGAATGACAATGATAACACTTAACCTACCACCGAAACAAGTCAACGCTATACTGGTAGCACTTGACGCAGAGATTGAGATGCAATTAGGTGGCAGACCTGTTAATTGGGAATCGTTCCCAGAGGTTGCCGCACTGTTGATAGCGTATTATAACACACGTTGTAAGTTTGAGGAGATTGATAATGTTTGACCCAGATAAAACCTATGGTGCAGTGGTGTGGGATATGTCAATAGCCGTAGTGGACACCGAAGCGGATGATTATGTCCGTAATGAGGATGACACCGTCAAGCTGTTTAATATGCCCAACTACGACTACTCATACATCTGTGATGACATAGATGTAAATACCTTAGTCGGGCATGAACGTGAGGGAAGCAACGTAATGGTTTTGCACAACGCGGTTTTTACTGTAAAAGATTTGAGAGACCGTCTTAACCAAGTTGGATTACCCTTTGATGAAGTTGATAGCGGTGCAGAGGGTATAATTTGTTTAGCGTTTGCAACAGATGATGAGGAGTATACAGAATGATTAAAGTATACAAACTAATCATGGACAGTAAGCACAACCCACTGTCACGCATACCAGACAACAACACACGGCACATGGTAATGCAGGTGCTGGCATGGATGTGGTGTGTTATCTTTGGTATGTCTGTGGGTTCTGTTACTGTCTTTGGTGTCAGTGCCGTAGCACACGCCCTGTTGATAGCTGGTGTATTCATCACGGCAGGTGTGTTTGAGACAGCCAAGCGTAAGCCACAGTATTTTGGTGGTTTAGGTAGAGGCAATGGAGGTGAGCATGAGTAAGGAAATAAAAGTTGATATAACACGTGACATAGACACGGCAGACCAAGAACTTATCTGCGATATTGTCGGCTATCATCTTCAAGACAAAGGTATAGAATGGGATAGCTGTAGCTTCACACTGGTAGCAGAGTATGTTCCAGATAATAGAGGTGAGCATGAATAAATACTGGCACAAAGTAAAGCACTACTGCCACACACATGATGACATTGAAATGTTATTGTTATCGTGTATGCTTGGTTCTTTAGGTTGGATGGCCTACCACGCAATAACTGGAATCATAGAAAGGGTAAGTCAGTGAAGACGACTAGGTGCATTGATTGTGACGGGGAAGGCACGTTGGAAACAGAACGTGCTTGCCCTGACCCAATACGCGGCGGTGAACTTGTCGGCGTAGTTGTAGAGTGTTGGTACTGTGATGGTACAGGTGAAATTACAGATTATTATGCAGAAGAGGATGATTTAGATGGGTAAAGTAAAAGACTGGTTAATTGAAATGGAAGAAGACGCAACGTGTATGACCCGTGACGAATGGGTTGACAAGCATGGCGAGTCCGTAATAGATGTGTACAACGACTTAAACAGAGACAAACAAGGCGAGTTATTCGATGTACAAACCACTCCCCTATCCGACACCTGACGTTGACCCACGCTTGACAAACGTGATGACGCAAATGAAAACATTACGCAGACAAATTGACGACGCTGACTGGCATGACAAACCCGTGACAAACGCACAACGTGACAAACTGGCTACACTAAAACGTCTGGCAAACAAGGGGACACTATGGTTACCAAACTTTTGACAAATGACAAACGCGGTGACACTAAGACAAACAGGACGACACTATCGCGTGACTATCTGTGCGATGATTGCCATGAACCCGCTATGGTAAAGACGGGCGGCGGGTTGTGGTGTCCAAAGTGTTACCTTAAAAAACAAGGTAACAAAATAAAACCACTTGACCACGGGCAGTATTACCCGTAAAGCTTGTTTATCTACACATAACAACACAAGGTCACCAACCATGAAAAAGCGAATCCACGTAAATCAGCACATTATTCGCAGTAATGCCCGCAACGATGAAAACAAACCCGTTATCACTGTTAAAACCAGTCGTGATAATGTCTATTGTCATGCGGTAAAGATTCTGGGGGAATCAACAGTTATTTATTCACCTGATAAACCGCTATCTTGCGGGGCGAAAGTTTGGATAGAAACAAGCGCAGATGTGGAGATGACGCAATGAAACGTCCTACCAAACTATCCAAACCCAAAATGATAAGCAATATAACACATTGTTATTTAGACGCCACACCCGAACAAATAGCGGGGGGCATGGCTTGGTATTCTAACGCCTATGATTCTGCCTATGATATTGCCATGCGTTATAACGTACCAGTTTACATTGTCGTTGCAGTTGTTTCCGCGTTATCACCTAATAACAAATGGATTCGTAATGTCAAAAACGCTGACGCCTTAGTCGGTGCGTTTATTCGCGGCGATGGTATAGATTCGGTGAAAGTGTCAACCTATCACAAAATGAAAAGCAAGGCTTGGGATATTTTAGCAGTTAAACCCGACTATGTAGGTGCAAAAAAGATGTTAAAAGGTCAAAAGATTACGTCATTTTTTTGTGACATCATGGGCGAATTTAACGTGACAGTAGATGGTCATGCCCGAAATATTGCCTACAATGAACGTGTCGGACTAACTGACGATAGAACAAACATTGGTGTTCGTGAATATCGCGGGTTGCAAGATGCGTATAAAGATACAGCAAAAGACGTCGGCATCATGCCCTACCAACTACAGGCTATCACTTGGCGGGTCTGGCGTGACCGTTACGGGATAACGTGACAAATGGGGCGACACTAAGTTTTTTGGGGATAGTCTGAAAGTTACCTTGCACAGTTTTTTCGGGGGCGGGGTCGGACGGGACTATCGGCGGTGGTTGCGAGTCGCGGGGCGATCACCAACAAAAAAAAAATAAATGTAGCCCGGAACGTCAACTACTTTTGATCTTGTGCTATGTTTTCTAATGTGATTAGATTCACGAACTACCACGAAACAACAACAAAGGAAGAAAAGAACATGTTTGATCTTATACCTAGCGAAGTAAAAGAAATTAGAACGGGCAGTTATGAACTAAAACATAAAGACATTACCAACACTTCATTGTTCAGTGACTTTGGCGGGGTGTCACGGGTGCCACTTGAAGCACTGGTACCATTTAAGGAAGAGCCAGTTATAGTTGAGCCAGTACGAGTCAAAGGCTATGATGCCTTGATGAATACAAAGACGGGTGCTGTTTTGGACACTAGGCCAGTCTCTAAGACTTACAATCTAGTGAGCCATGATAGGCTGTTTGATCGTCATGCTGAATTGATGGAAGGCGGTGAACTGCCACTAAATAATATCGACGTTGTTGATAGGCTATTTGATGATGGCGTCCGCGCACATCGAACGGTGTTTTTTAACGATCTGGAAGGCGGTATTGGTGACGGTTCCGACTTGGTACGGTGTCGCATGGATATATTTAATTCGATAGATATGTCTTGGGCTTTCCAAGTTTTTTCCGGTGCCTATCGTGATCTGTGCCGCAATACGCTTGTATTTGGTGGTCAGAAATCATACCAGCAACGGGCAAAACATACCGCTAATTTGTCCCCAGATGCCATGATAAGCAAAGCAGGAAACAGTCTTGATATGTGGACTAGCCAGCGTGAACTCATGGAAAAATGGACAAAAGCCAAGTTAACACGGGAGCAATTCGGGCAGATATTAGCCCAAACGGTCTGTTATAAAAACACGGCGGCAACCCGCGCAGATCAAGGCAACCCAGTTAATGAAAAGCTTATGAACTATCTGCTTTATCGTTTTGAGGAAGAAATACCAGAACTTGGTCAAACGTTTTGGGCGGCATATAACGCACTCACTCACTGGTCAACACATACTAATGAACGGTGGACGGGTGACGATGGTATAGAACGAGCCACAGGCCGTAAAACCCAGCGTATGGAAGTGACTCAGCGAGTCAGGGGCGAACATGTCCGCAATGTGACTGAATCCCCGTCTTGGAAGTATCTAGAAGGAATAGCGGCGTAACAATGCAGGAATTTTTACAGTTTGGTTTTATGATCTATAGGGTGCTGGTTGCACTCATAATCGTGTTAGTGTTATTAATGATTATTAACTACTAGCACCTAATGCCCAATGTGGCGGAAAGAACGACATCATGTCTAAGTATTTACCAAAAGAATTGATTGCCCGTTTTGCTGAATTGTCTGATGACTTTGAAAAGGTTATTCGGGCAGATGAGCGTAAAAGAATAATTAGCCTTGTGAATGGTGACCATGCCAAAACAGTGCGCCAGCCCATTGCAATGGGAGTTGCTACGGGGATGCATGGTGAACCATTGACCGTCCAGCCAGTCAAAAAGGTTAATAACAAGTATTATATGAACAAAAACGCGGTTAAGGTGCTTGGCTATCTTGAACGGGGTTTTGTGGCGGTTCCGACTATTGCTGGTAATCTGAATCTGAAAAAACAGACTGTTTATGCTTATATCCATATCATCAAAAAGAATGGTTATAACCTACAGACCCGCAACACTGGAACCCGTCGTAATGGCTATCATAGAATATACAGGGTTGCGTCTTAGTCTGTTTTGTGGTTTAACAATGGGGCGGGCAGGTTTGCCCGTCCATATCAACAACCGATAGAGTAGGGTTTATCTAATGCAAGTTGAAATATTCGCACATGAAACACATATTCATAATGTTAAAAAAGTAGGTAATGCTGTTGTTACAGCCAAACGCACAAAGCACAAAGGCTTCGATGTGTTCAAGCTTTATGGCACTAACCAAGATGGTGCGGCGTTTGAAGTTAACATTTTCTTGGACTCAGGCCAAAAGATTGCCCAGATGGTAGGCGATGCGGGCGATGTTAATTCGTACAAAAAGGCGAATCCGGCAGTCGGCTATAAGGTATCATCTGAATAAACTAATCACCTGTTTACCCTCCCTACTTGACCCCGTCACCTAGTTGGCGGGGTTCTTTTTTGCCCAGATGCCAGTTAATACCCAACCGCGTTGTATTGGCGGGATAATCTGGCGTGGCTTATGTTCGGGTTTGTCTATGATTAATGAACGCGACAGAGATGATTTAATAATAATCGGCATGGCAAATCAGTTTACGCGCGTGTATGCGTGATGCGTTTAACCTGTAATGATATGTCTAGGGTTTAGTTTGGCGGGGTGCCTGTATTGGCGGCATCCTTGGCTTCACCGATGGGGAAATAAAAATTTCTTGCATCACCCGCCCGCAAGGGACACGGGGGACCCCCCGCATATGCTAGCAATGTCGCCATCGATTTTGTATTTGGGAGGTTATCGGGATAGGTAAAAAACAGTGCTTTGGGGTAACCCATTGGGGTACTCCCGGCATGTGTGCTGCGGGGGGTTATATCCCGGCGGGTTATACCCCAGTATACCTACGAATGTTCAATTTGTCAAGCTTTATTTTTTTTTAGTTGACATTTAGGTAAAACATAGTCATAATAGGGTCGTAGGTTGAGTTTGTAATTAGCACATCTCCCCAATTTCAACAGCACATTTGCACAAAAAGAGTGAGATTGTGGCTACACACGCTCTACCTACCCCCATTTAACCGAAAGATAATACTATGTTCACCGCAATGCTTCTGATATGCAGCGTATACATGCCTAACTCATGTATAATAGCTGAAGATTCGTGGGGGCCGTACTCTACAAAGGCTGAATGCACCACACGAATAGGTGTAATGATAGGCGAAGTAAAAGAAATAGCCCCAAACATGTTTGTAAAAGCTACACAGTGTGAGTTAACCGTCGAAAAAGGAACGAACACGTGAACTTGCTACCCCAAACCCAAGTCAAAAAGCGTGAATTGACCCCACAACAGGTACAATTCCTAGACATACTGTTTGAAAACGGTGGTCAAGTCACTGCAGCAGCCGTAGACGCAGGATACGCAAAGGGTAGTGCCGCGTGGTTGCGAAGACATCTAGCTGATGAGATAGTAGACCGCACAAAAGACATACTGTCTATGAACGCACTCAAAGCAGCCAACCGATTAGTAGACACAATCGACAACCCCGCCCCCGAACGAGGTGACGATCTACGTCTAAAGGCCGCTGAGAGCCTGTTGAACCGTGTTGGCGTCAAACAAGCAGAACAAATCAACCACAACGTAACGGCAGTACACGGCGTAGTCCTGTTGCCACCAAAGAAAGAGGTCGTGATCGATGCGGAGTGATCGTGAAATACTAAGATTGGCTATTGAAAATATAAAAGAACTAACAAACGAAGAGTTTGATCGCCACAAAGAATTGATGAAGATGCCTATCAAAGAAAGATACAGCACAAATAGAATGTCAATGGGCGGCAAAGCTTCTCGTGGTCGTAGCGCGGCGTCTAGCGCGGAGAAGAACTAGGTGGCAGGACGCCCAAAAAAGGACCCCGACGCACCCAAAGCCACGTACAACCTG